CATCTACAAAGTAAATTCTAGTCGAGTGGTTGTTAATGACAGTGATACGAATCTTGACGACTTGCTGGTTGATCGTCCTAACGGAATTGTACGCACTAGACTGCCAAACCCTGCAGCAGCAGTTGCCCAACTACAGACACCATACATCGGCGATAAGGCACTACAGGTAGTCCAGTATGTTGATTCTGTAAGGCAGCAAACGACGGGCGGAATAGTTGCTAATCAGGGGCTAGATTCAGACCAGCTACAGAAAGAAACAGCCACACGATTCATAGGAGCTGAGAAGGCTGCTACCAGGAAGATAGAGCACATAGCTAGAAACTTCGCTGAGACGGGTTTTAGAGAGCTTTACGAGGGTGTTTCTTGGTTGGTTTCTCACTACTACAGGAACAAGGTTAGATTTATTTATAAGAAAGAGCCCTTAGTAGTGGACCCAAGGTTCTGGAGATACGAGCACAGCACTCGATGTAACGTGGGTCTAGCTGCTAGTAGTGAAGAGAAGACCCTGGAAAACCTTAGTGCAATGATGCAAACGCAAATGATGTTGCTGCAATCCGGTAGCCCTGTAGTTGATCAGAAAAAGCTATACAACACGCTAGATAAAATAATAACAACTATGGGTATGCATGATTCATCTAAGTACATTAATGACCCGGAGATACCACAAGAGTTATTAATGGCTGAGATTGAGAAGCTGACAAGAGAGAACCAGGCTTTATCTCAACAGTCGCAAAACATGCTAGCACAGGCTGAAGCTATAAAGCAGCAAGCGACAACGGAAAGAGAGATATTAAAGATTCAGACTAAAGCGCAGTTCGACATGTTAAAGGCTCAGCAAGATCAGACTCAGCACGATGACAAGATGGCTGTAGACCTTACTAAAATAGAAGCGGACCTACAGAAAGCACAGATTAATCAGAACGTACCAGGAGCGCTTATTTGAACCCACATAAGGAGATAAGCCGAGGCGAAAGAGCCAGGCAGATACTACAGGATCAGATGTTTCAGGATGCTTTAACGGCGATCAAGGGTGAGAATTACAAAGATTATTTAGCAAGTACTGATAGTAATGAGCGTGATGAGATCTGGAGGCAAGCGCAGGCAATCCAAAAGCTAGAACAGCGGCTGGAATCTGTAATGCAATCAGGGATCATGGCTAGACAAACTTTAGATAACGGAGCAAACCCATAGTGGATTCCTTAGAAACGTCACAGGATGCGTTAAATTTCCTGAAGTCCAAGCGAGTTGAGGATACCGAAGGTACACCGATTGGTACACCCGAAGCGAGTGCGGAAGAAATGGCCGAAGAAGTGGAAGCCGAAGAGGTAGAAACTGAAGAGGCCGAACTTGATGAACAACTAGAGACTGAAGAGGACGGAGAGGAATCTCTATTCGTTGAAATAGACGGTAAGGAGATCAGCCTTGACGAAATCAGAGAATCTTTAGGTAGCACGTTCAGACAGTCAGACTACACGAGAAAGACCCAAGAGCTTGCAGAAGAGCGCAAATTAGTTGAGGCAGCAAAGGCCAAAGCTGACGAGGCACAGAAGCAGTTCGATTCTAGGATGGCAGAGCTTGAAGGACTCTTAGTAGAGCAGGAGAATTCTATCAACTGGGATGAACTCCTAGAGGATGACCCAGCAACCTATCTAAGAGAGAAGCAGAAGTTAGCAAAGAAGGAAAAAGCACTGGAAGAGGCCAGAGCGGTAAGGCAAAAGGAGTTAGACGCACAGCGTTTAGAATACCTTAATGCTCAGGTAATCAAGATTAAGGAGCTTTTACCTGAATGGGTTGATGATACTGGGAAATTCACCCCCATAATGGAGGGGCGAATACCGGTTATTAATCAATACCTAGAGGCAAAGGGTTTTAGTGTAGATGACGTCAATCAAGTGACTGACGCTCGCCTATGGGCTGTCTTTGAGGATGCGGCTAATTACCGTGCCATGAAGAGCAAAAAGCCTGCGGTGGATAAAGAACTTAAAAGGGCACCAAAGGTTCTTAAGCCTAAAAAAGGGCGAAAGAAGCCTACAACATCAGCATCTGACGAAGCGAGACAGAAGTTTAAGCAGTCAGGCAGTGAGCGAGATGCCCTATCGTACCTCAAATCTAGGAGAACATAATGGCTCAGCCAACTAATACTTACAGTTCATATGATGCAATTGGTAATCGTGAAGACTTAGCCGACTTCATTACCATGATTTCACCAACTGCTACACCGTTCCAGTCTGGTATCTCTAAGACTGTTGCAACTGCTACTAACCACGAATGGCAGACCGACGAACTAGCGGCAGAAACAGACGCCAACGCCGTAATAGAAGGTGACGAAGCAACAACTGACGCTTCAACAGCTACTGTTCGTTTGGGTAATTACACCCAGATCCTTGACAAAGTAGCTCGTGTTACTGGTACTCAGAGAGCCAATGATTCAGCCGGACGTGCTGATGAGATGGATTACCAGATGATGAAGCGTACAAAAGAGATTAAGCGTGATCTAGAAAAGTCTCTTTTGGCTAACAAAGCTAAAGTGGCTGGTAACGACACAACCGCTCGTGTTTTGGCGGGTGTTGAGTCTTGGTTAGCTACTAACACCGACTTGGGCGGCACTGGTGCGGCCCCCACTGGTGACGGGACCGACACTAGAACCACTGGTACAGACCGAGCTTTTGCAGAGTCTCAAGTTAAATCAGTTATTGCTTCTTGCTGGGATGAAGGTGGCGAGCCAGACATGATCATGGTCCCATCTAACCTTAAGCAAGATTTCTCTGCTTTCACTGGTAACTCTAGTGCTCGTCAAAACATCGATGTTTCTCAGAAGACTTTGAGTAACGTTATCGACTTCTACATTTCTGACTTTGGAACAATGCAGGTAGTACCTAACCGATTTATGGTTAGTGAGTCTTGTTTGATTTTAGAGATGGACAAGTGGTCATTAGCTGAATTACGACCTTATCAGTCACATGATCTTGCTAAGACTGGTGACACAGACCGTAAGCAGCTACTAATGGAAGTTACTTTGGTGTCTAAGAATGAGAAAGCATCTGGTATCGTTTCTGACCTTAGCTAATGCTCTGGGGCCTTCGGGCCCCTTTTTAGGTGACTATGAAAAGAATTATTGAACAGCGTGGCGATGTAAAAGAGGTTTATCACAAAGATCCTGGTGATGGTAAATTCCACATCGAGGTCGTGCAGGATGTTGCGCAATATTTAAGAAGCAACAAGGAGTCCCAGGGTGAGTTCCGTAGGGGTTCTAAGTGGGGCGAAGGTATGCACAAAGTAGCCTCAGTACCTGAAGTGGTAATTGCTCAGTGGTGGAAGGAACTAGGGGATAATCCTTTAGCTAAGCACAATCGTAAATGGTTGGCTGCTAAGCTTAATTCAAATGAATACTCGGCATTACGTACTAGAGCAGGAAGAATCTAATGGCTTTAGACAGCTATGCGAACTTGAAGCAAGCTATTGAGAGATTCAGTCATAGGACGGATATTTCCGACATGCTGGATGATTTCATAGACCTTGCTGAGAATAAAATAGATAACAACCTCAGACTAAGAAGCAATGAATTAAGGGCTACTGCTTCAGCTCCTACTGCTGACAGGTTCTTAGCGCTTCCTGATAGATTCTTAGAGATGCGAAGGTTAAGCCTTATAAGTGGTACTAATACACGAGACATTGAATATAAGGCTCCTGAAGCTTTAAGGAATTCTGAATACTCTGGTGAGCCTAAGTTTTTCACCATTACTAGCCAAATAGAATTTGATAGAACTCCAGCATCGGCTTATACAATAGAGATGAGCTACTACGCAAGGCTGGACCCATTAACTAGCTCAAATACTACTAACAATGTATTAACAGATTATCCAAACCTTTACTTATATGGGGCCCTGTCTGAACTTCATAGGTGGGCAAGGGATGAGCAGACAGCTAGTTATTATGAGCAGGTCTTCATGGCAGAAATAGAGAAGGCAAACTTTCAGGATAACCGGGGGAGATATGGTGCTGCTCCTACCGTTGGCTTGGAGACTTGGACGCCTTGAGAAC